AGGAGCCAGCGTTTCGCTAGTACTCCGGCAGATCCTTGCAAGAGGTAGTTAAGGGCTTTGTGGGCACCATCAACAGAGCAGCGGCGACCGTCACACAAGTTGATGTAACCAGATTCCGCCTTGGACTTAACCGCAGTAACCAGTTTCTCAAGTCCTGGTACCGCATCCATGTAAGCTTGACGGATCTCTTTGCCCTTTTTCTTTGCCTGGGATTCAGTAAGTTGAGCATCGAAACTCTTTCCTAATTTGGAATCACCTGCCCCATAGAGGAAGGCGTAGGTAACTGTTTTGACAGCCCGCCTGGAGATACCAATTTTGTCGGCATTTTCTTGGTGAATGTCTCCGTGAAGGAGGACATCTGCGTAGCGACCGTCATCATAACGTGCAAGGTAGTGAGCGAGCATCCTAAGCTCAATACCGCTAAGGTCAGCGCCAACCATGACTTGGTTTGGGCTCGCTTTAAAGAGCTTTCTAAATTCTGCATCACTAGGTACTTGTGCGAGATTTGGTTTGCGATGTGCGCATCTAAAAGTGTTAGTTGCAACGGAACAGTGGTGATGGATTCGGTTATTCGTAACAAGCTTGAGCCAAGCGTTGTCGCCTTCCGAGATCATTCCAAGCATCTTCGTTATCGTCAGAATCCGCAGGAACATCAAAGCTGTTTCCGACCCAATGTCCTTGAGGATTGGTTCGTCGATAATAGGTTTGCCAGTTGCAGTTAGCTGCGTTGGCTGCCAGTTGTGAAACGTTTTGAGAATCCATGCGATATGATCACGTGAAGAGGGATTGAGTTCTTTAAGGCGCGTGAATGTGGCACCTGCTACATATCCTTGGGTCTTGTTAGGTCGCTTAGGAGTAAACTCCGATCCCATGACGTAAGGATGCCTGTTTCGTAGTAACTCACAAGTTTCTTCAAGCTCTCTTTGGAGAGTAGATGTAAGTTTCCATGCAGCAGGCTCGTCAAAATACCATCCATGCAGTTCCTGTTCAGTAAGTATTTGTGCTACCTTGTGCTCTAACGTGAGCCAGTCAGGTAGGGGTGGAAATGCTTGCATAATTTTGTAGTCACTTTAACGTCCTGGACACAATAGTCCTGCATCTCTTGTGACCAATCAGACCAGTCTGTGTCTTTACCGAATGTACCTTTTGCTTCGTTCAATCTGTAGCCGTAGGCTTCCAGACTGTGACGACCATACAATTGCATCGGCATACCTTTCCAGTTGCGCCGAGAGTCAAGTGCGTATAGGTCAGCATGATACATGCGAGACAGGATTAGTGTATCAATAATCTCACCTTTAGGTTTGAACCAAGGGTAGAGTTTTTTAATTGCGGGTATGTCGTAACTGACGATGTTGTGACCGACTATGCGGTCTGCTTCTTCAAGGAACGAGATACCACGGACCACTGGTTCTGCACTACCCGTATCATTGTACACAGTGGTTTGGTCAGCTTCGATGTTATAGATGACCAGACAATGAATACAGGAGAGATCATGCAACAGTCCGTTTGTTTCTATGTCAAAGATTAGGGATGTCATTCCAGTGCCTGATTACACCAGCTACAATAAATAAGTTTGTCACAAATATAAGTCCGTTAAACAGAAGGTTGTACGTTAGCAGTCTTATTCGCTGCAGATCCCTTCCATTGATACGTCTTGTCGATGAACTGTGCCTTCTCAACTGCTTCAGGAGTGGGAGGTTTAGGTCGTTTTAGTTCTGTTTCGTACACGTCCTTGAGGTATTCAGAAGTCAGTGGTTGGATCAAACTCTGCTTGGGGTTGAGTTTCATTGAATTTACAGGTGGATAGATCGTAACTTAGATTACACGCGACACCAACTTCGCCTGAATAGCGATTCTTAAGGACTCGCACTGTTGTATCAGACTGTTTGCCTGTGCTCTGTTGATCTCGTTCGAGCGCAATGCATCCGTCAGAGAGTTGTGCAATTGACGCGCTTCCGCGCAGCTGTCCAAGTGTAACACGTGCTCCTTCCTCGTGGTTAGTGTCAGTAGATGTTCGCCTGAGGTGGGAGACGAGGAACATTGCAATGCCTGTTCGTTCAACAAGCGATCGCAGTTTAGTCATGGTTGAGTCAATCATCCGTCGTTCATCTCCATCCAAGCCAGACAGCAAGATGGACAAGTGATCAAGGAAGATGACACGTGCATCGAGACCTGTTGCCAGATACTCAATGCGATTGTAGATCAGGTCTGGGTCAAAAGAACCAAACCCATCGAATAAATAGAGATTCCAATCAGCAAGAGTTTTTTCGTATGCATCTGTCAGTGTCTTACGATCGTGTTCGCCAAGGTGTAGGGATTTACCTACAGCAGCGGACATCAATCCGAGAGCTGTACGGCGGTTTGATTCTTCGAGCGCCAGGTATCCAACCCGTTCGCCTTTGTTGAGAAGGTGAGTTGCAAGTTCACGACAGAATGAGGATTTTCCGATACCAGAACCTGCAGTAATCGTAACAAGCTCTCCATATCTGATCCCGTGCAGCTTTCCTTGTAGTCCCTGAAATGGGTAGTCATGATCAGCCGGAGGTGATGGTGTAGTAACTAGTTCAAGCAGTGACTTGCCATCTACAATACCGTCGGGTCGATACGGAATGGCGTTCCAGATTGCTTCTCTAACATCTTGTGCATCGCCTGCTTGTAGCGCATCTGATGCATCTTTATACGCTTCGAGGCGTGCGATCTTTGTCTTGCCAGGTGGCAGTACGCTTGCTGCGTCCTCCGCCGCCTTACGGCCTGCCTCGTCATTGTCGAAGAACAGGACAATCTCCTCATAACCCTGGAGCCAGGGGATAGCCCGTTGAATCGACTTCCTTGCCGAAGCGGCACCGCTAGGTAGAGATACCATCGGCCACCCCGGCATAGCTTCTTGACATGAAGCTGCATCGAGTTCTCCTTCGGTGATAACGACTCTTTTTCCAGAGGCTGGAAACAAGTGTTGCCCAAAGAGTGTTCCAGGGACATTGCCTTCGTAAGTGAATAGTTTGTCTTTTGTTTTGTTTTTGCACCCCTCTAGTACACCAGACTCGCTGAAGTAATAGAAGCGCAACACCTGACCGTCCTTGTGGATGTGGTATTGCTTGCAAACTTTTTCTGAGATACGTCGTTTCTGCAGCCGTTCAGCTGAGCCACGCATCGTAACTGATGTGGTCATTTGATGAATGTGTTCAACAGCATCTTCTCCAGGTGTGTAGGTATTGCATGAGAAACAAAAGCTGTGACCATCAGAGTAAACTGAATTAGCATCCGATGATCCACAGCTTAAACATGGCTCATGTCTTAGAAATTCGCTCTCGCTCATTTGAGCCAGTCAATAGGGATTGATTGATATGAACACCAAGGGAAACCAGATCGTTCTGCCCACTTGGCGTATGTTGTTTTAGATCCTTTGTAGATCTTGTTAAAGGGTGCTTGAAAGACGAAGCGAATATCTAACTCTGGATTGCTCTTCTTCACGGCTTTCATCTTGCGGCGATCCTCGCTCGTCAGGCGACCTTTCACTTCGAGAAAGATACCATTCGGTAAAAGAAAGTCTGGGATGTAGTTGCATTCGAGAACGTATGCGAGTTTGTGTGTTTCGTATTCGTAAGGGACTTTCAAGCCGGAGAGCAGGTCAGCAACCTTACCCTCCAAGCCTGATCTATACATCAGTCGTCAAGTTGTTTTTCGATGATCTCTTCGACGATCTCCGATACCGCACGACGCATCTCATACTTGAAGTCGTTGCGATCCGCCTTGTAGCGGGTGACACTGATCTCAGGAAGTCGGACACACAGGGTGCCTTCGTACAGTCCGAGCTCTTCGTTTTTAGTGCAATCAAAGGTAATCATCAGAAGTCGTCGTCAGTGGTGGTTTCAGTAGAAGTGATGTTGGGCTCAGAGGCTTTGAAGCCAGCAGTAGTACCAAACAGTGCAGCCACATCCTCAGCAGCCATATCGCCAGTGTCGATAGCAGCGGAGTTGTTCAGTGCTACCAGTTGCACACCCACAAGCTTGAGAGACGTGCCATAGGTGATGCCATCACGCAGGATGTAAGGCTTCTGGTAGAAGGCTAGCTTCACACGACTGCCAGAGTACATAGGAATAGACTCATCGGTGATGTGAGTACCCTCAGTATCGACAACGGGAGG